AAACTTATAATTGGTTTGGCGCGTGAGGACTAATAAGGAACTTAAAGCGGGCGATTTGCGTGAGCGCATTTCGTTTTACAATTCCAATTTGTTTGGCGATGGTTACGGCGGTTTTTATTCCGCACCTGGCTTGTCATATACTTGCTGGGCAAAGGTTACCAATCTAAGCGGAGCGCGGCAAAATAGCGAGGACCAAATGGTTATAAAAAACCAATGGGAGTTAATTATTCGCGACAATCCCTTGGTTACAATTACCAAGTCTATGCATATTAATTACGCTGGCAAAACTTTGGTAATTAGCGAAATAATTGACGTGAACGAATACGAGCGCATGATTAAATTAATTGCAATTCAACGAGACTAAATGCTAAGCATTGAATTTAACAAACAAAGCCTTAATACTTTTTACAAGTATTTAAAAAACTTAGAGGATCAGGTTTCCGACTATGTACGGGCGGAGGTTGAGGATTCATTATTGGCAATTGAAAGCGAGGCGGCAAGCAATGTGGCCGTTGATACTGGCGCGCTAAAAAATAGCATACAATCAACGCCAATAAAAGTAACTAAAAACGAAATTACAGGAGGCGTGGAGGTTGGCGCCAATTACGCGGCTTATGTTGAGTTTGGAACTGGGACTAGGGTAAAGGTGCCTAGCGAGTTAACCGATTTTGCGGCCCAATTTAAAGGCGACGGAGTTAAGGAAGTTAACTTGCCAGCAAGACCGTTTTTTTATCCCGAGGTTTTTAAACAACGGACAGAATTGCCAAAAAACATTGAGCGCACTTTAAAAAAATTACTTGAAAAATGAGAAATATAAAACCATTTATTCGAAAGGCTTATTGGACGGCTTTAAATAATACGATTACTTACAAAGGTGCGCTTGTTCCTTGTTACGATACTTTTGCGCCTGACGTGGCTGTTTTTCCTTACATTCTTATTGGGAATCAGACCCAGGAGGACGACAAGGACAATACAGACTATAATTACATAACCACAATCACTTTGGACGTTGTAACGGCTGCAATTGCGCCATACGGACGCTTGGATGCCGACTCAATCGCTGATTCTATTTTACAAATCGTTTGCCTTTATCCTGAAAATTATTTGGCTTTGCAAGTTGGCAAAATTGTTACGGCTAAGCTTATTCAACAAACCAGCCTGTCAAGTATAACAGATACAAATGTTGTGCATCGCGAAATTATGACAATTGAGAACTGGATAAATGGCTAAGGTAAACGGCTCCGCTTTATTTGTAACGGTTGGACTCAATCAAGTTGCCAAGTCAATTAGTTACGAGTTGTCCGCTGAAATGGGACAACTTGATAAGACAAGCAACGAGTCGGGATTTTTTGCAGACCATATTTCAAGACTGGCGTCCTGGTCCTTATCTAGCGAATCACTTTATATTCAAGACGGCTTTTCCTTTGGCGATTTATTCAACGCTTACGTCAATCGTGAGCGCGTTTATTTGTCAGCTGGGCAAGACGATAATTTAACCTTTATAGGTTTGGCAATGATTGAGTCAATAAGCCAGTCGGCTCCAATGGAAAACGTTGCAACTATTTCCGCAAGCTTTAAAGGTGTTGGCGGACTTTACCCGACAATTTTACCAGCTCAGCGGTTTATTATTGACGAACTATTTGAAATAATAATTGATCAGGATGGCAACTTTTTGGTCTACACTTAAAATTTATTGTTTTGCAATTATTGAAAGTCCTTTTATTTTTAAAAAAAATTAGCATTTAACCTCTAAAAATATGGCTACAACTGGCAAATTTAACGGCACGCTCTTAAACGTTTACTTTGGTAACGTATTAATTGGATGCGCCACCTCATCTGAATTATCCGTAAACGTTGACCTTGCTGACGCAACTTGTAAGGACGACGGCGGCTGGGCCGACCATATCGCTGGATTACGCGATTGGTCTATTTCTACCGACGGACTTGCTCAATTTGACGACGTAAACAATGTCGGCGATCTTTATGACCTTTTAAGCGGTCGAAGCATTGTGGCACTCAAGTTTACAACCAACATTACTGGCGACCTTGTATTTTACGGCAATGCGTCTGTTGCATCAATCAGCATTTCAGCTGAAATGGAGGCCGCGGTTACCTATTCCGTAGAATTTACAGGCAAAGGTCCTCTACTAAAGGCGACCGTTGTACCAGCATCTACCTAATTAGTATTATATTTCGCCTATGAATCACACAGGCAGAACAATAATCACAATTAATGGCGGCACCTATCCTGTTAAATTTGGGATGGGTGCCTTGTTGCATTTTAGCGAGGGCCTTGGCTACGATGTCCAAGAAACAATCGAGGCGTTGACCAAGCCAGGCGTTGGACAAATAAAGGCAATTGCTAAGTTTATTTACGCGGCTTTGTATGTCGATGCGCTTTACAAGGATCAAGAATTTACTTTAGAATTTGCGGATGTTATTGACTGGGTCGACTCTAACCAAACCGAAGAAATTAGCAAAGTAATTGTTGTAATTATGCAAGGAATAAGTACAATTACTAACGTCGATTATCCATCGTCCGAGGCTGGCGAATCAAAAAAAAAATAACTTTTAAGGACATTTTGCATTATGCAATAGGAGAGTTGGGCATTGCGCCTAACTCTTTTTATTTTATGTCGTTTGCCGAGTATCAATCCATTGCGTACGGTTACCAAATGAGGCAAAGCAAAGAAGAGAATTTATTTAGAACGCTTTGGGTCCAATTAAACAACGTTAACGTTACAAAAAAGGGCGATTTAATAAAAAAGCCTGAAAAGTATTGGCGCATTCCTTTAATTGATGCTAAACCAATTAAGATTCCAACCGCTGAAGAAAAAGCAAAAGCCTATGAAATTGGACTTATATGGCAAAACCTTAAATTTGAAGAAGAAGCCAATTTTGACACGATAACAAACAAAATACAATGAGCGCAAAATTAAACGTTGACATTGTCGCGCAGTTAAAAGATTTTAACAAAGCAATGACCGAGTTAAAATCGGAAGTTGACGGAATAAGCAAAAGCGTTACAAAATCAAACGACGAATCCATTGCCTCGACTAAAAAAATGTCGGGCGCATTTTCTGATGTTGGTAAAACATTGGCTGGCGTTTTTGCAGTTGACCAACTTATTTCTTTTGGCAAATCAATTTTAGCCACGACCGTTGAATTTCAAAAAATGGAGGCCGTACTTTCTACGGCTTTAGGTAGTAATTCAGCGGCAAAGTCGGCAATGGATCAAATTGTAGATTTTGCCTCAACAACACCTTTTCAAGTTGACGAATTAACCGACTCATTTGTAAAATTAGCCAATCGCGGTTTTGTTCCAACAATGGAGCAAATGCGCCAAATGGGAGACGTTGCAAGCTCAGTTGGCAAATCATTCGACCAATTAACAGAGGCAATACTTGACGCGCAAACAGGCGAATTTGAACGATTAAAAGAGTTCGGAGTAAAGGCATCCGCCCAGGGCGACGTAGTACAATTTACTTTTAAAGGTATAACAACCGAAGTTGCAAAGTCCGATAAGGCAATCCAAGAATATATATTAAGCCTTGGAAATCTTCAGGGTGTCGCTGGATCAATGGAAGCAATTTCCAAGACTACTGGCGGCATGATTTCTAATCTTGAGGATAATATTACCCAGCTATTTAAAAACATTGGCGAATCCTCTAGCGGCTTTATTAATTGGTTTGTAAAGGACCTTAACAACGTGATTTCATCCCTTAGAAATATGGGCGAAATTGTTGAGTTAATGAATCCGTTTAAAACAATTGCCGAATCTAGCGACGAGGCAAGGACATACCTTTTAAAAGTTAACGATTCGACCGACGATTTAACAAGAACGGTAAAGGATGCCGCAAGCGAGTTTGACAATTTAAGCTTGTCTACTTTAATTACTGGCGAATCACAAACCAAATTCTTAAACGAAATGATTCGTTTGGGTCATACGCTTGAGGATTCAAAAGCGCTTTACAAAAGCTATGTAAATATTAGAAGAGAGCAAACTGCATCAGAGCAATTACTAGCAACCGCGACGGCTACGGTAACGCAAGAAACTAAAACCAACACGGCGGAAGTAGAAAAGCAAGCGGCCGCAAGACAAAAGGCCCACGAGCAAAGAATTAAGCAGCTACGAAAAGAATCCGAGGAGTTTTTAAAGAATCAAAACGCAACTCTTGGAAAAGTTGGCACAAGGGATGCCTTTGGCGGACAACCAACCGACCAAACCAAACAAATGAGTCCTGAGCGTTTAACAATGATTCAAAACGCATCGGCAAGCATTTTGGCAATGAATAAGCAAATAGGCCTTACAATGCCTGGCATTATTATTCCCGAGGATGCAATTATACGTTTAAACGCCGCCGCCGCCGCGCAAGCACAAATGGCAAGTCAAACGGCTTTGGTTGCTCAAAACATGGGCGCCGCTTTGATGGTTGGTGATATGTTTGGCCAAGCGCTGGGACAACTTGCCGAGACTGGTAAAATATCTTTTCAGGGCATTTTTGATGCGCTTAAGCAAATGGTTTTAAGATTTTCGGCGGCAATTGCTGCGGCGATAACTTTAAACATTTTAACTGGTGGCGCGGTCATGTCAGCTGGAAAAGCCGCTGGAGCAAAAAGCGGTTTTGGTGCTTTGTTAAAAGGCGGAAAATCAATGGGCATTGGCGGCCTTAGTCCATTTGCAGCTGGCGGAATTGTAAGCGGTCCAACCGCCGCGCTTGTCGGCGAATATCCTGGCGCAAGAAACAATCCCGAGGTTATCGCACCTTTGAACAAATTGCAAAACATGATGGGCGGAAATGTTACCTTTACGATTAGCGGCGACTCTTTAGTTGGCACGCTAAACAGGGCAAATAAAACAAGAGCTAGAAAATTTTAAACAATGGCATACGGCTTAAAATACACAATTCCATTTAAGGACGTCGACAACTATTCAAACCTAGTTGAAATTTACCAGGACGGTTTTGTTGGCAGCTCAACGGAATTAATTGCAACCGAACAACCAGCGACCCACAAATACGAGCGCGAGGATAACGAGGACATTACAGACCCAATAATGTCTAGCACGTTTACGATTTCTTTTTACTCAACGGATACAACCGACTTTAGAAATTTCTTTAGTTATTCCGACCGCGAGTTTTTAGTTGTGCATAAATTCGAGGGAAACATTGTTTTTAAAGGCTACTTATTGAACGACATAACTGGCGAGCCATTCCAAGACCCGCCTTACCCTGTTATAATAACGGCAACCGACGGACTGGCGCAATTAAAAGAAGTAGATTTGGTTGGACCTAGCGTAGATACGGAACTTGGCAGCCTTATTTTTGAGACGCTAAACCGCTTGGATTTAGAGTTAGACATTGAAATTTGTAATGATCTTTACGAGGGTTTAGTAATGGACAACACAAAGTCAATTTTTGACCAGGCAGCTGGCGAGCAATTACTAGTCCAAGACTTTACTTTTGACGAATTAGCTTTAAATGCTTACGATTTTTTACTAGAAATTTGTCGCTCTTTTGGCTGGATTTTGCTACAAAAAGATGGCCGTTGGCTTTTTCAACGACCAATTGCTAGAAATATTCAGGGAACCGTAATTTATGTGCATAGCTATGTTGATGGTTCAGTAATTGAAAGTTATTCCAACAATACAAGCACGGCCATTGCACAATGGACAGATATTACCGTAGATTATGATTATAAAACAGTTGCCTACGGGAACGGTATTTTTGTGGCTGCAAATGGTCCTTTTCGCGCTTATTCATACAATGGAATAGATTGGGTTGAGTCAATTCCAATTGGCTGGCAAATTGACGCAATAACTTTTGGAAACGGATTATTTGTTGGGGTTGGGTATGCAATTGCGTCGGGAGTTCCTACGGCTTATGTTTCCACGTCGACCGACGGATTGACTTGGACTAGCAGAACGCCAGCGGCGGCATTGTGGTGGCAAGCCATAACATACGGAAACGGCTTATATGTTGCGGTCTCACAAACTGGAACTGGCAACCGCGTAATGACGTCACCAAACGGAATTAATTGGACAAGCAGAACGACGCCAATGAATGCAGATTTTACAGGCGTAGCTTACGGCAATGGAATTTTTGTTGCGGTAAGTAATGGCGGAGCTGGTGTAACTGGCGGAAACGTTATGACCTCAACCGATGGCATTACCTGGACGCAAAGAAATTTGGCATTTAATGCTGAAACTGTATTTTTTGCAAATGGAAAATTTACAACTTTGGCAAATTATTCAACAAACGGGATTACTTGGACCGCCTCAAATATTGCGTCTAACGCTTACGGCATAACTTATGGAAACGGTTATTTTGTTGGAGTAGATCAGTCAGGAGACCGAATAAATTATTCAACGGACGCAATTACTTGGACGGCAATAGCATCACCGACCGTAAACAGTTACCAAGCAATAACCTTTGGCGAAAATACATTTGTTGCGGTTGCAGATACTGGCCCTAATAGGGTAATGATTAATTATTTTGAAGTAATACAAAGCGAAATAATTGGCGACCAAGAAACGGCCAACACAACTTGGATTCCTGTTGGAGGTGACCAGATTTTGCAATACCAGCGACCAATTAAAAAACTAACGGTTAAACAAGGCGGCTTAGGTCAATCAATAATAACAAACGGCGAAAGCTTAAACGAATCTAGTTGGTTTCTTGAGGGACCTTATAAGCTTTACGATTGGACAATAACGCCTGATCCCGATACGCCAGTTATCCAAATTTTTCCAAATAATATTCCGTCTCAAACTGGTTACGACGACGAGCAAGGCGTTTCTTGGGATATTCGATTTATGGCCAATGGTGACGAGACCGACCAGCCAATTATATCAAAGCCAATTTTCTTGGACTTTGCTGGATTAAGTTTGGATTTGGAGGTTGACATTAACTATTCGACCGCATCTAGCGGATTAGGAATTGCATTAAAACACGTCGATAGTAACGGGACCAGCAGATACTTAGGCACGGCTATTGTTGGTTCTTTAAATCTTTTGGCGTGGGACGCGGCATATAACACGTTTGTTTTTTATTCAACTAGAGACGACGATACAAGAAAGTTTAAACTGTCCTCTTTTGTTTTGCCAACGGCTGGCTTTTTGTCTCTTGAGCTTAAATATTTTGGACTTACAGGCAGCTCGGTTGTAACTGCGGCCAAGATAATTCCAACCTTTGAAGGACGACGCAACCCAACCGAGGTAACAAAAATCTATGAGACGGCGCGCGATTATACAAGCCTAAGAGACGATACCTTAAGGTTTAGCGACCTAGCAATTACGGCATCAAAGAACTGGCTTAAAATTGGCGATTTGCCAGCCATTGTATTTGTGGAAAAATCTTTGGCATCAACGCCTGGCATTATCCAGGTGCCAAGCGGTGCGGTTACTCAAGTAAACAGATTAACCGATACTTTAGGCGCCAATACTTTGGACTTTACTGGAGGCGTTATTAATGGCCAATACCAGCGCCAATATGTGGCGGCAGCTGGATTTACTATCGATTCAACTTTTGTTTTGGTAAATAGTTTGTCGGGAACAATTCCAACAGGAACGGAAGTTTTGCCAATTGTTACCACGATTTCAAGTCAGCAAAGAAATTTAACGGTAACCTTTGACGATTACGATTATACAGAAGAGGCAAACGTACAAATTCAAGTCTTTTTAAAGGACTCAAATAGTAATGATTACCAGGTTTCAACCTTTCTTTTGCAAACAAACGCCAACGGGACCATTACTTATTCGCAAACAAACATATCTTTTGAAAACCAAGCGCTTTTGGGCGGCTATTCGCCACGTTTGCGCGATTGTTACGCGCGTAATGTCTTGACTATTTACAACGCTTTAAGCTATCGTTTAGAGGGTTCATTTAGACGCAAGGGAGACACGTTTGGAAATGGTTATATAGGCACGCAACTAGTATATACTGGATTCTCAACTGTACGCTTGCAAGTAATTGGCTGGGAGTATGACTTGGCAAGTCGAGTGGCAAGAATTACCTTTGGACAAGTACCGACGGCGTACGTTTACCCAATAAATTAATTATGGCAAATAGACGGTTTATAGATTTCCCAATTGCGGCAAGTGTTGGCAACAACGACATTGTTTTAATTTGGCAAGACGGTTTAAACAAACAGACCACAAAGGCAACGCTTTTGCAAGGCTCACCAAGTAGCCTGGCTGGATTAACTGACGTTGACATTGCAGCGCTTACTAATGGTCAGATTTTGCAATATAATTCCACAACTAGCAAATGGGAGAACGTCGATAGGACCGACATTAATTTGTCAGAGTTAGGCGACGTTACAATTGTGGCGCCAGCAAATGGCCAGGTATTGGTTTATAATTCGTCAACTGGCAAATGGGAAAACTCTAGCGCTGGTTATGTCCCTTATACTGGTGCCGTTACTACGGTTAACCTTGGCGCCCAATCAATTTTGGCTGGTTCTTTTGTCAAGGCTGGAGGTACTGCGGCACAATTTTTAAAAGCAAACGGATCGGTTGATTCCACGGCCTACGGGACTGGTACCGTCACCTCGGTTGCGTTAACTATGCCGTCGGCATTTAGCGTTGGTGGAAGTCCAGTTACAACGGCTGGAACTTTGGCAGTTACTGGCGCTGGTACGGTTGGGCAATACATTCGTGGCGATGGCTCTTTGGCTGACTTTCCAGCAACTACTGGCGGAGGCTCCTCTGTTAGCTACTATTTAAATGGCTCTGTTTCGCAAGGTACAATCGGCGGAGTTGCTTATAAAGAGTTGAACAGAACGCCAATTTTTGGCGCTGGTACGGATATTACTATAAACGCCGACGGATATATTGCCTCATTTATTACGGATGCTTTAGACCCAAATAAACTACTTATTCCAGCTGGTAACTGGAACTTTGAAACGTACTTTTCCGCGTCAAGTAGTGGAGGCTCGCCGTCTTTTTATATTGAGCTTTACAAGTACAATGGCACAACCTTTACTTTAATTGCAACAAGTAGCGCGGCTCCTGAATTAATTGCGTTTGGAACTAACTTAAACCCTTATTTCTCAACCTTAGCAGTTCCCGAAACAGTCCTAGCGTTAACCGATAGGCTTGCCCTTCGATATTACGTTACTCATTCAGGCCGTACGATTACTTTGCATACTGAAAACAACCATTTATGCCAAGTTATCACCACGTTTACAACTGGTTTAACGGCATTAAACGGATTGACTACCCAAGTGCAATTCTTTGCGGTTGGAACAAGCGGAACTGACTTTGCAATTTCTAGCGCAACCGATACCCATACGTTTAATTTACCAACGGCAAGCGCAACAAATAGAGGAGCTTTAAGCTCGGCAGATTGGACAACCTTTAACAACAAAACTTCAAACGTTGGAACGGTTACCTCTGTCGGCTTATCCTCGGCCACTAGCG